GAACCAGTGAAACATATCTTCTTTGGTGCTAATCATAGTTACAATCCTAACACTAATCAAGATTGGGAAGCATGGGATAAAATGATTACTTACTTCCTCCAAAAAGGATATCTTTGTAGTCTCGATATTCCCATGAGTGCTGTATTGGGATTCAATGATGGAGGATTATGTGAATATGATAATTTCATTCCTCAGATTCGTGTGCCAATTCCTTATATTCGTCTTTGGAACTATAATACAATGCTTAAAATCGACGACCGAGATTTTAAAGCAACTAATCCCGGTGTATGGTCACACAGTCTACATACACTAATGGATCGAAGTAAATTCACAGACTGGAATCAATATACAAAGGATGAAATATTAAAATGATTAACTCTAAAATTACCAAAGTAGCAGCACAACAGACTACAGAAGAGCGTCTATTCAAACTGCTCGAAAGCATTGATTGGAAACTCTGGGAAATGTATAATATTTTGAAAGAACAGACTGGGAATGTTGAGAAAAAGCCCGCAGGTAAATCTTCAAAAATTGCCCAAGCGGTAACTAAGAAAGATCCAGAATGAAAAAAGAAAAATCAATGATATATGTGAAATTTCAGAAAGAAGGTATCCATCGCTATCCAGATGCCGGTACGGATCCTAATCTTGCCAGTGGAGACGAATATGATGTAAGTTTCCTACAATATCCACATCGTCACATCTTTCACTTCCAAGTTTATATCGAAGTGTTTCATGATGACCGGGACGTGGAATTTATCCAATTTAAGAGATGGTTAGAAAACCTTTACAAGCAAGGTACTCTAGCACTTGATTACAAATCCTGCGAAATGATTGCAAGAGATCTCCGGGCAACCATTGCTGCACGATATCCAAAGCGTGAGATTTGGATTGAAGTAAGTGAAGACGGCGAAAACGGCTGCTTCATTAAATTTCCTGTTTAACCCTAACCCTAACCTTTATTAAAGGACTTTACCATGGCACTACCCACTTACATTCAAAAAACTCTTGTCATGAAACCAGAAGTTAACAAACTGTTCGATGATCTCGAAGAGTGGCTGGATCATTGTCGCATGGAGTTGATTAACTTCAATCCTGCTGACCTTTATAAGAGTCGTGAATACAAAGAGTGGCAGCGAGAGAAAAATAAACAGGCTCGATTTAATCGTAGAGATTCTAAGCCCTATCAAAAATCAGTCTAAGATGGCTAATGTTTTTCTCGTGGATCTCGAAGCAGTAGAAAGTCGGTATACTGCACAATGGAAGATCCACGTCCCCAATCTGTTAACTAAGAATGGACATAATGTTCAAATTATCTCTGGCCCTGAAGACATTCCTAGTGCCACTACTCCTGGTGCCTTTCTTAATTTCGGCGGGACTAATATCTACAAGTCTCGTCAAGTTGAAAAGATTAGTAGGCTATTTTGCTCCGGATCAATTAATCCCGGTGATCATTTTTTGTTTACTGATGCTTGGCATCCTGGCATCATAAACTTAAAATACATGAGTGAACTTCTTGGCATCCCTGTGAAGATTCACGCACTATGGCATGCAGGCAGTTATGATCCCCAAGACTTCCTAGGTCGTCTTATTGGTGATGCTCCTTGGGTGCGACATGCTGAAAAAAGTTTTTTTCATGCTATCGATTATAATTACTTTGCTACAGATTTTCATATTAATATGTTTGAAGAAAATCTTCTCATGCATAATGGAGATTACATAGATAGTAAACCTAATCACATTATCCGTACTGGTTGGCCTATGGAGTATATGGAGCAAATACTCTCTCCATATAAAGGAATGAACAAGATAGATCTTATTCTATTCCCGCATCGAATCGCTCCTGAAAAACAAGTTGAAATTTTTAGAGACTTGGCCACACACCTACCGCAGTACCAGTTTGTAGTATGTCAAGATCAACAACTTACTAAACACGAATATCATATACTGCTAGGTCAAGCAAAAATGGTGTTTAGTGCTAACCTACAAGAAACACTGGGCATCAGTTGTTATGAAGGTGCTGTAGTAGATGCTATTCCTGTAGTACCGGATCGACTTAGTTATACAGAAATGTACTATGAAGGTTTTAAATATCCCAGTGAATGGACCGAAAGTTTTGAAAAGTATGAGTTGTTTAGGCAACAACTTTGCCACCATATCACTATCACAATGTCACACTACGAAAAACGAATTCCGAAACTAAGAAAACAAACACAAGATTTAACAGATCATTTCTTTAGTGCTAATCAATTATTGGAAAATATTAAATGAATAAGCAGGTAATTGCCCACGAACAATATGTTAATCTGGTATCAAAAATTTGCAGAGACATTGCTGTAGATCAATGGAGACCTGATTACATTGTAGGTATTACACGCGGGGGACTTTTACCCGCAGTAATGATCAGTCATTATTTCGATGTGCCAATGAAATCACTTGATGTTAGTTTAAGGGATGGCGGAGATTGTGAAAGTAATCTTTGGATGGCTGAGGATGCGTTTGGATATCACAGGGTAGACGATCTTCCTGGGACTAGTAATCCTGCACTAAGAAAAAATATACTAATTGTAGACGACATCAACGACAGCGGTGCTACCTTTAATTGGATCATGAGAGATTGGGAAAGTGGTTGTTTGCCAATGGACCCTGCTTGGGAAAACATTTGGAATAACAATGTTCGATTTGCAGTTGTTGTTGACAACCTAGCCAGCCAATGCAGTGTAGATATGTGGTATGCCGGTATGGAAATTAATAAAGCAGAAAACGACGTATGGATTGAATTTCCATACGAAGAATGGTGGTCTAAATAAACAAATTAATTAAAGGAATAAGCAGATGTCGAAAATTAAGGTAAGTGAGTTATTTTACTCAATTCAGGGAGAGGGAAGATATATGGGAGTGCCCAGTGTGTTCCTTAGAACTTTTGGATGCAACTTTACCTGTAGTGGGTTTGGCATGCCGCGCGGAGAAATCAGTACCGAACGGGATACTATTGCGTTTGCTCACGGTAATACCCCTTACGAAAACTATAAAGATTTACCTCTTGTAAGCACGGGATGCGACAGTTATGCTAGTTGGGATCCTAAATTCAAAGATCTTTCACCGGTGATTAAATCAGATGCACTGGCCAAAGCAATTGTTGACATCCTTCCCCATAAAGAGTGGAGAGATGAACACCTAGTTATTACAGGTGGCGAACCCCTGCTAGGTTTGCAAAAACAATATCCCGATCTATTAGATCACCCACTTATGGAGGGTCTTACAGAAATTACTTTCGAAACAAACGGAACTCAACCACTCAGTGACGACTTTTGGGAATACCTAAAAAAGTGGAACAACGATCCCTTAAGAGAAATCACGTTTAGTGTAAGTGCAAAACTTCCAGGTAGTGGAGAAAAATGGGAAGAAGCAATCAAACCCAAGATTGTTGTTGATTATGAACAAGTAGGTTATGTATATCTTAAATTTGTTGTAGCCACTGAAGAAGATCTCGAAGATGCACTCAAAGCAGTAAATGAATATCGTGCAGAAGGATTTGAAGGACCAGTTTATCTAATGCCAGTAGGCGGAGTAGAAAGTGTATATGCACTCAATAATCGACGAGTTGCTGAAATGGCAATGAAGAATGGGCTACGTTATAGTGATCGACTTCAAGTGCCGCTTTTCAAGAACGAGTGGGGCACATGATGAACAAATTTCTTAAAAAATTATTAGGCATTGACAAAATTGAAGAACAAGTTTCTGCTGAAACACAACAAAAATTAGCGGAGATAGAATCACAGATTTTGGAGGCAAACAAAATTCGGTTGGAGGCAGAAAAGGAAGCAGAAAAATCTCTCAACGAGGCTGCACAGGCAAAACTTACTCCCAAAGAACTAGCAACAGAGAAAAAAGAATCTTGGGTCGGTGTTTTGGAAACGCATGTTAACAAAGAAAATGTTAGAAATGGTTTTTTCGAACTTGACTGGAATGAATATTTTGTGTTAGAATTAAGGGCCGCTGGTTATATTGGCAACACCGACGAAGAGATTGTTGATCAATGGTTTAGTGAACTGTGCCAGAATGTTGCTGCTAAAAGTGGTATTGATATGTCTCAAAGAAACAGCGGGTATGTTAACAAAGCACTCCGTGATGATGGGAAATCGGAAATTTTCTAATGCCTAAAACTTATATTTTAGTTGATACTGCAAATACTTTTTTTCGTGCTCGACATGTTATTAGGGGAAACCTTAATGATAAAATCGGTATGAGTTTACATACCGTTTTGAGTAGCATCAGAAAGGCCTGGAGGGATTTCAACGGTGATCATGTAATCTTCTGTCTTGAAGGAAGATCCTGGAGAAAGGATCATTATGAACCATACAAACGTCAGCGATCAGATGCACGCGCAGCAGCAAGTCCTAGAGAACAAGAAGAGGATCGAGTTTTTTGGGAAACGTTTGATCAATTTAAAGAGTTTATTACAAACAAAACTAATTCTACGGTGCTTCAACATCCTCAACTTGAAGCAGATGATCTAATTGCTGGATGGATTAAAAATCATCCTGACGACAATCATGTGATCATTAGCACCGATGGTGATTTTGAACAACTTATTGCACCTAATGTACGACAGTATAACGGTGTAACTTCCACTACTATTACTCACACCGGTCATTTCGACGAAAAGGGAAAGCCAGTACTCGACAAGAAAACTAAAGAAGTTAAACCGGCACCTGACCCAGAATGGGCTCTATTTGAAAAATGTATGCGAGGTGACACGTCAGATAATATCTTCAGTGCATATCCTGGTGTACGAGAAAAAGGTACCAAAAATAAAGTAGG